AAACATACTTCAGAAGCCGATGGAACCGCTTATTGAACACATTGTTCAAAGCGTCCGCATAGGCTTTGTTCTGACAGTTCACCGTGAAGGGCTTGCCCACAAGGTAGTTGGTTTTCTGATCCACCATCAGGGCATATTGGTTATCAATCAGGCGGTTGTTCGGAAGATTGTCCACTTCCTGAAGTTTGCCATCAGCACCAATGATTGTGCGCTTCCGGTTCAGAATGTCATGACGGCCTTCATAGTAGTCAGCGCCTTTGATCTGATCCATGCGCTTCAGGCTGTTCTTCCATTCACGGATTTCAGCGGCGTAAAACTGAAGTTCAGTCATGCCGTTTCGCCCACCCTGAAGGATCAGGCGGTTGATACGCTCCATAGCGTTATCCAGAAACATATTCAATCACCCTTTCCTTTCACCATCGGGGGGGGCAAAACCCACCGGCCTGTTTCGGGTTTTCTCTAAAACCAAAGACTGATTGGGAAGTTCCACTTCAATCTTCAAGGTTTTATATGGAAGGCGTTCAGCCCATTGTTCAATCTTGTTCAGAATGTACTTCTGTTCAAACACGGGCTTTCACCGCCTTTCTTCATTGCTTAATAAACACAAACACACGGAAACCGTGCGTTTTTCGTGTGTTTTGTTACTATCATGTTATTAGTCGAAGCTGAAGGCGGGGCCAACCAACATATCTTCCAGCCCGTAACGCATAGCGTCCATAAGGTGGTTGAAATCATCAATGGGAACATTGATCTTGGCCCCGAACTTATCTTCTGCCCATGTGTAGTTTGAAATCTCTGTGATGAAGTTCACGCATCGGGGATGAACAATGATGGTGTAACCCTGAATGTACTGGATTCCGTTGTTCACGCTGTCCTTGCCCTTCCGGGCGGCTCTGATACGATGAAGGCCAGCATCCCGCAATTCATCAATGCTCTTAGGTTCGGCACAATCGGCCTTGATCCGTTCCTTGCCGTAACCCATGCCGGTGATCCGGTCACAGATTGCCCGGTTCGTCAGGGCCTTTTCATACAGTTCATCAAACACCCAAATGGTTCTTTCCTTCTCACTCACCAGCCCACAGAACAGGGCCGTGGGATCGTTGGTATAACCGAAGTCAAGGCCGAAGGCGCTTTTCACATCAGGCTTCTTGGAAATAGCCAGATAATCAAAGGCTTCTTCCCGCCAATTATCGAAAATCAGGCCATCCACAATGCCCCAACCCCCAAGGCCAGCCACCTTGTAGCGCCGGGGGTTGTTTTCCCGCATTGTTTCAAAAACCTTCAAATCCGCCGCATCCAGCCATTCATTACACAGGTAATTGGTGGTTGTGGCGTAAATCTGCCCATCCGGGCTGATCCAGCTATCATGAAACTTGTATGTGGGGTTTCCTTGGGCATCCTTGCCGGTGATCTCCCCGAAGAAGCGTTTCCTGATCCAATGCTTTTCGTTCCACGGGTTGAATGTCAGCGTGATTTGCTTGAACAGGCCGGTTTCTTCCGGGATAGCACCACGGATGGATTCATCCAGCATATCAAAATCAGCTTCATTCATGATTTCGTATGCTTCTTCAATCCAGCACCAGCACAGATAGCCAATTTCAACCGTAATTGAAGTGACCTTCAGGGGATCATCAAGGCCCCGGAAGTAAATCTTCTGACCGGTGGGAAGGTAGGTCATTTCAAGGGGGCTTTCCTTGATTTCCCAATAGGCTGAAACCCCAAGGCGGTTGATTGCCCATTTCAGTTCAGTGAAACAGGAATCTTTCAAGGTTCTGAACACCTTGCGAACCACAAGGGTATTGGCTTCCGGGTATTGCATCATCCGTTTGATGATGTTCATGGCCGTTGTCTTGGATTTCTTGGAAGCACGGCTTCCCTTACACACCCGGTAACGGCCTTTGAAGTTCCAGAAGGTTCCGTAACCCTTGCCAACCACTTCAGGAAGGTGAACCCGCTTGGCCTGTGGGCTAATCTTCAAGTTGATCATCCCCCGTGATAATCACCGGAACGGCCCTTTCCACACCTACCTTGTCCGTGAACATAGCATAACGCTTGCCAATCAGTTCAGCGGCCTTCAGCCTTTCCTTGGCTCCAACCTCTTTCTGCGTCAACTCTTGGCAACCGTCACCGCACAGGATCGGGATTTCTTCAGTATGTTCACCCCGCATCACCGAAGTCAGGTATTTCATGACTTCTTCAGCATCAGCGATCTTGGCCGAATGAAGTTTTTCAAGTTCGGTTTCGATGTACGCTTTCAAGTCAGGTTTTGCAAGGTTTTCAGAACCCGTCTGCTTTGCGGTCTTGGGCGAATACCCCGCCTTGATTGCCGCATCCGTAGCATTGCCGCTGATCAGGTATTCATCACAGAACTTCCGCTGTCTTGGTGTCACAGGTATTCACCCCTTTCATCAGGCATAGAAAAAGCGCCCCGGTTTCCCGTAGGCGCAATTTCTTATTTACTATTCTACCGATTCTTTACTCTGTTTGGAACCGGTGGCACTCTGGTTTCCTGATTTGGGCAAAGTATTCTTTAGCCTGTTGGGAAAGGTCTTTGTCATTCACTATGTAACACATCCTTTCTGCGGTAATCTGTTCCGTTTCAGGGTACATCTGTACCGTTGACAAATGCCGAAAAATCAAGGGTTTTCAAGGGTTCGGAACAGATGGTACAGATAAAATGGCAATTTGCTTATATACACATATCTTATATATTTTTTCTTATATAAGAAGAAAGTATATTCACATCTGTACCATCTGTTCCATGCTATCAAAAACAGGCAAAAAATCTTGAAAATCAAGGGGGTTCAGAACGGAACAGATGTATTGAAAATATCTGTTCCATATCTGTTCCATATCTGTTCCACACGCTGTTCCAACTCCTACTGAAGAAGCACCTGTCCAAACCAGTCAAGTTCCCTCCCAAATATCATCTATTTCACTCAAAGGAATTTCAGGATATTCGATTTCCGAACATCTAAATTGCATATCAAACTTGATTTCTCCTAATTTGTGCAAAACCGTGACAATTTTATTTGAAATGGATTTCGGAAAATTAAATCCAATAGCGGAAACGGCTTTCTCTGCTGAATTTATTTTTTCTGCCACCTCTTTCCATTCCTCCAATGACAATTTTCTCATTTGTATTCCCTCCCGGTCTTACGGTCTTTGATTTCAATGCGGTTCAGAAGTTCAAACCCCGCCAAACGGGTGATGTACTTCAGGACGAAGATCAGGGTGTTCACCCGCTTCTGCTGTTCATCCTCGTCACGGATGATATTCTTTGTGCCGTGGTAGGCTGTTGGATCGTGATACCCTTCAGCATTTTCCCAAGGTTTAGGCATCGGTTTTCCCTCCTTCTTCTCTGTACCATTCTTCAATGTCACACCCAATGTCCTTCAGCTTTTTACGGGCCAACCACCCATCATCGGCTTGTTCCATCAGGTAATGTTCCCGTAGCTTCAAGGTTTCGGCATAGAACAGCTTCCACGCCAGCTTCAGGCGCTTTGGGCCAAAGCCAAATTGGGTGTGAAGCATCCACAGGATGGATGATTCTTTGTCCATGTCAAAGGCCCGATCATTTTCCACAATCTGTTTCTTGATTTCCTGATCCAAGGCCCGTTCTTCAGCTTTGTTGAACTGAACGGCGAAAATTTTACCACCGGACTTCTTAAACATCGGCATGGTATTCACTCCAAATATCATCGAAGCAAACCGGAATCAGGGCGTGAACCTTGTCCAACAGGATCAGGGCCACTTCCCGCATCTGCGGGTGTGCGGCGGGTGAACAGCGCAACTTCAGGAAATGCCGCCATTCACGAATGTTGGCCGTCATGACCACTTCCGTTTTCAGGCTGTTGGGCAGAACGGAACGGGCTTCTTGCGGGGTGGCTCCTGATTTCAACAAAGAAAAATAGCATTGTTCAGAGATCAGACAAGCGTTTTTCCATGCCCAATACAAATCAGAACCTTCAGGCCAGAAACAAGGTTCAATCACCGTGATTTCCTCACCGAACTTGCCCTTGCCGTAGTTGCAATAGCGGGTGGATTCCTGACAGTAAGAAGCCATCCGGTGGCGGACGATCTCATGAGAAACCCCACGATCACAAATGAACTTCACCGTGAAGGAACAATGTTCCAAAACCGCTTCATGCCCACGCTTGATGATCCCGGCAACGAACTTTTCAGCGGAACCTTCCGTGATTTTGTCCTCGGACTTGTAGCAGACACGGCCACATTGTTCCAGCCGCTTCAGAATAGTGGCCCCATCAATCGGGGTGATGAACTGCACATCAGGCTTGATAATTTTCATTTTCTTCAACCTCCCAATTCATTCCGGTGCTGTGACCGGTAAGGATCGAACCCTTCAGGGTAACGCTGTTCCAGCTTTTTCAAGTTTTCTTCCATGACCGTAGGTGCTGTTCAGAACAATCTTGTAAGGCTGTTGCATGGGGTTCTTCTCCGCCTTCAGCTTCAGGCGGGTGTGATAGATTTCCGCATACTTGGAAGGATCATGGACATTGCGGGAAAGCCACTTATAAACCAGCATCAAAGACGGGTAATAGGAAGCCACATCCACATTGACGAACCAGCCTTCCCCGTGATATTTGGGAATGGCCCCATGAAGGCCCCCCCAAGCGAACACATGGGGAACCCCGGCCACATCCAATTCAAGGGTTTTGGAATAGTCACGGTTCAGGGGGTTCTTGTACCAGTTCAAAACTTCCGTGTATTTTTCGATCCGCAAGCTGGGCGGGAACTCAATTTCAAATTCATCATTGTGTTCCCGCTGAACGGCTCCAAGGATTTTGGCGGAAAGCTGGGCCTTGGTGCGACCAATGTCGGAAATAGGAAGGTGGAACGCCTTCACAAGTGACATTTGGGCATCAAATTCATCTTCCTTCCGCCTCAACCACACTTCCACCGTCTGTTCCACATCATGGCGGCAATACTTGACTGTTTCGGCCAACTCTGCTTCAGTCAAAGGCCGGTCAATGTCGAAGGGAACAGAAGTTTCTTTGATGGAATGGCCCATAAACGCTTCCAGCGCCTTCAGGCTGATTGGCGGGGTTGGGCTCACATCATAAATGATCAGCGGGTATTCCCTGAACAGGCTTGAATATCTGTAACCGGGTTTGTCCTCTGCAATGATCCAATCGTTCACAGGCTTTGGATCAAACCCACACAGAATGGCCTTCAGGATGTACTGATCATAGTTCCGGGAATTGTAACCGGCCCAAATCACGCCCTTGTGTTCCTCATAGAAACGCTTCAGCTTGTCGGGATCATTGATAATCACGGTTTCTTTCCGGGCGTTCAGGTCGATCAGGACAACCAACCAGTCATACCGGAAAACCTCAAAATCATAGAAGATCATCAACTCACATCCTTTCAGCTTTTGTGAAATCGGTCAGCGTTTCCGCCTTATCAGCCCCGCCACGGGAAGGCTTTCACTTGGGGCCACCGGGGCTTTCGCCCCGGTTTGAAAGTGAACTTTCAAGTAGACAACAGTTGCTTTGCGGTAGACTATTTGCCTACAATCATTGTAAAAAATCTGCGGTCAGTTTTCAACCTCAAAAACCTCCTCAACAGTGATGGAATTGAAGCGGGAATCATCATAGTCCACCGCATATTCCAAGGTTCCATCAATAGCTTCCGCCACATCAAGAACAAGCTGGGCAAACTGCTTGTAGCTGGTGAAGCTGATAGGAACACCGGAATCCAGCTTTTCAAGGAAGCCCATAGCGGAAGCGATCATGTTCTTGTCATTTTTGGTGCCGTAAAGGACACGGTTCATGAAAAGGCGCTGGTTCTTGAACTCACCGGACAGGATTTTGAAGGACACGGCCAGCATGGGGCGGTTGGGATCGGCCTTGGTGCCTTTGATCTCCATGCTTTCCAGCTTCACTTCATACTTGCCAGCGGGAATGGTGGGGAAATCACCGCCGCCGTTCTTCTTGGCATCCTCCACATCAGCCTGAAGGCCCTTCAGATCAACAGAACGATCAATCTTGTCAAAATCAATAGCCATAGTTTTTTACCTCCAAAAATGTTGTTTTTATATTTGGTTGGAAAGAATTTTTCCAATTTCCCTGATTGCATGGGCGATCTTCTCACGGTTTATCCGTTTTTCTTGAAGAACACCCGTGATAACTGCGGCTTCCGTCTGAATGTCCTGAAAGGCTCTGTGATTGCTTTCAAGGTCAGCTTCATAGGAAGCAAGGTCTGTGTTCTCACCGGCCTTGGCCGATCTGACTTCTTCATCAGCCTTTTCAGCGTATTCCCGGAAATACTTGGCCGCTTCATAACCCATGTATTTTTCAACCAGATATTCAAAATCACGGGTCTTGAAGATGGTTTCAGGCTTCCCGGCAATCATCAGCACTTCAGCCATTATTCTTCACGCTTCTTCCGGGTACGGCGGGGCGGGTTGGCATCCGTCTTGGGTGCGGCTTCCTCTGCCGGGGCCTTGGGGCGATCCCACAGGGGGCAACCATCGGGGCCACCTTCCTTGTGGCAACGGTGGCCAGCGTCAATGGACGGGCAAAGGGGGATTTCCGGGTTCTGGTCATGCTGTTTGAAAATGCGATCACCGTCCGGGCATTTGGGAAGATCGTTCCAAGGCGGGGTGTCACCGGTGGCCGGTTCAGCAACGGTATCAGGATCACCACAAGCCGCCTTTGCCGCATCTTCAACCGGATCATAGTTATCAGCCGGGGGCGGGGTTGCAGTCTTGGCCTTTCTGCCCCTTCTGCTGGGCGCTGTGGTGGGCGTGTCGGTGGTTTCAGGTGCGGGGGTAGCCGGGGTATTGCCGCCACGCTTCACGGCTCCTGCGGCCTTCTGGTTGGCTTCCTCATAGACTTCACAGAAAGCGTCATAGGTCAGCGGGATTTCCTTATCACGGACAGTCAAACGGCCACCGCCGAAGATCACTTCAGAAGTCTTGAAAGACAGCACCCGTTCATCATCGTCCGCCACGATACGGGCCACCAGATCAACCATACCGGCCACCTTGTTTGCCACCTTATCCTGAAGGTTCGGCTTGATGGAACTGATCTTATCGCCGCCCTTGCGGGTCAGGTCACGGCTTCTGTCCTCATGGCTGATCAGGATGATGTTTTCATAGTCCAGATTCACAAGCCGCTTCAGGGTGTTCAGGAACTCGCTTCTGACCATATCCCACGCACGGAAGGAATCATCAGATTCATGCTTCCAGCCCTGACGGTCACAGATGTAAACCCGGCACGATTCATAAACATCTTCCAGAAGGTCAACCACGATGGTTCGGAAATCGTTCTGTTTCTTTTCCAGTTCGGCCACGGCATCCATGAACACTTCATAGGCCAACTTGCGCTTGGTGATACGGCCTTCCCCCGTAACGGTGTCACGAATGGCGATATAGGGGGCATCCACAAACTTGATGTTGCCATCCGTGTTCAACATCAGGGGATCGGGGAACTGATTGGCAAAGAAGGTTTTGCCGCTGAAGGGTGCGCCGTAAAGCCACACAACCTTCTTCTTGGTGGCGTTCAGGTCACGGCGTTCATTCTTGGGAAGTAACATATAATCCCATCCTTTCTGACAATATTCTTCATACTCACACCATCCACAAAAATGGTTTGGGTTCTTGGGAAAGTCTGTGGCTTCAACCATGTGCTTCACATCGGTCAGGAAGTCCACAATCTTCATGGGGTTGTACTGAACCGGCATCAGCGTTGGTTCATCATCTTTCAAGGCCGCTTGCAAGCGGTCACGGAATTGGGAAAGGGTTTCGGTGCTTTTCTGCCTGATCTTTGCCTTGGGAACAATCAGGAAATACATATTCCTGATCCGGTGGCCGGGATGGGTCAGTTCATACCAATACTTGTATTCGTGAAGCTGACCTGAAACGGCGTAGTTCTTGGCGTTGTTGGAATACTTGAAATCGTACAGATCAAACAAGGTTTCATTGGTTCTGGAATCCCAACCACAGGGCCACAGATAATCCATGAAGCCGATGAAATCAGCGTTCCCGATTGGAAGTTCAAAGGTTCCGCCCGGTGGCAACATGGCCTTTGCCTTGGGAATCATGGCTTCCAGCTTCATCATTTCATGAATGTGATCATCCGTCAGAACCGGGAAGCTGTTCTTGTAGAAGTCAAGGGCTTGTTCAACCCCTTCTTCAATGCCGGTGTGAAGGGCGGTGCCAAGGATCAGGGCGTTGTCTGCATCCGTGTTCGGGATTGTGTCTATCCCTTCCACATATCGCAAGCGGTATTTGTATGGGCATCTATCAAAGACTTCAACCCGGCTGTGGGAAACTCGCATTGTTTCACCCCTTTCACAATAGTCTTGAAGGCTTCAAAGCCTTCCGGGTAAAGGATGAACCCAAACCCGTTGGAACCGTTGATTTGCTTCAGGTTCCGTTTCTGAAGTTCTGAAGGGGTTCCATTGGTGGCCTTCAGCTCCACTTCAAGGGCAATGCCCTTCACGGTGATCCGCATATCGGGAAGGCCGCTTTTCACATACCGGCTCCCACCCCAACGCTTTTCATAGAAGCCACAGGGCGGGGCGCTCATGCGATCAACAGGTTCACCCAAGGGGTATATCCCTTCAGATTCCAGCCACTTCTTCAGGCGGTTTTCAAAGTTCTTTTCACCGGCCATCGGCTCACCCCTCCAACATCTGAATCAGGCTGTGAATACCTCTGACTTGGGTGAAACCCTGAATCTTCCCCGTTCCAGCGTAGAATTGAAACAGTTTATCATCAGACTTCCGCCAACAATGGAAGTGGCCTGTTTGCTCATTCTTCAGTTGGTATTCAATACCATGGCGTTCAAACTGCTGAATGGCATAGGCGATCCGGTCAGGGTTCTTTGCAACCCGTTCTGAATGAACCTGTTTGGCATGATTTTTCAGGGCATCCCACACTTCATCCCTTGCCATCGGCCCCACCGTCCATTTCATAATGTTCAAAGGTTGCCACACTTGCCATAGCCGAAAACAGATCGGAATAATACTGAACAGCGGAATCACGGTCAATATTGTGTTTATCAGCCGCCGCAATCAGTTCATGAATGGTGCCACCAACAATGTGGGTCATTTCACTTGCCCAAGCGTCAGCTTCTTTCGGGGTCAAACCTTCCATTACTGCCCACCGCCTTTCAGGGTGATCTTCACATAGGTAATTCCAATCTTCTTGGCAATAAACCGAAGTTTATAACCGGACTGGTCGATCTTCTCACGCAACAGCTCTGTGTTGGTCATACGGCAATCACCCCTTTCTTCAAAATCGGTAGGCATCTTGTCTACACTCACATACTATCACGATGTAGGAAGAATGTCAACATCTTTTTTGAAAAAGCCGCCAACAGCGCCGTATAATTAGTAACAGAAAGGGGGTCATTCACTTGTCTACAATAGGAAGCAGAATTCGCAATCGCCGGGAAGAACTTGGTTTATCCCAAGATGAACTTGGTAAAAGATTAGGGTACAAATCCCGTTCTTCAATAAATAAGATTGAACTTGATCAGCGTAACCTTACTCAATCTAAAATCAAGGCTATTGCTGACGCATTAGATACTACACCGGCCTATATCATGGGATGGAATGAACCAAATCAGAAACTTGACGCTGAAAAACTGAAGTTCTTTGATAATCTTTTTCCCATTGAAACCAAGCGTTTCCCGCTGTTGGGGGATATTGCTTGTGGCAAACCCATTATTGCCAATGAAGAAAAGGAACTATATGTGGAAGCTGGGGCCGGTATTCAGGCTGACTTTTGCTTACGGGCAAGGGGTGATTCCATGATTGGGGCCAGAATCTATGATGGTGATATTGTGTTCATCCAGCAACAGGATATGGTTGATGATGGTGAAATTGCCGCCGTTATCATTGATGATGAAGCTACTTTGAAGCGGGTGAACTATTATCCTGAAAAGAACTTGCTGATTCTGAAGGCCGAAAACTCTAAATATGAAGATTTGATTTATACCGGTGAAGAACTGAACCATATCAGAATTCTTGGAAAAGCCGTAGCCTTCCAAAGCGATATTAGATAGAAGGTGATTCGGTGAAGAAGTTCTTGAAAGGCTTTGGAATCTTCTTTTTCAGTTTCGGGTTTATCGTCTACACAATCATGTTTTTTACGGAAGCGCCAGAACTCCGCCCCGTGTTCATCATGATGGATGTCATTATGGGGTTCTTCCTGTTCCTACTTCTGCGAAAAAGAAAGCCAAAACAGAAGGCCCCACCCAAAACAGAACCCACCGTTCAGGTTCATTCCAATCTAAACCCGGAACGGGCTATTAAATCCATGCCGGGGGTCTACACCGTAGCAGAAGCCAAAAACCATGTGCGGATTGTTCAAGATTGCTTGAACATCTTTGAAAAGACAAAGAACCTTGAAACATTCTTTTCCCGCTATGAATATGGTATGCAAATAGCCCTGACGGTGGATCAAGCGGCCAAGGCCGGGATCATCCCTTACACATCTGATCTTCCAGCTTCTTTCTTCAAGGCGGCTGATAGTCAGAAAGAACGGGTTTTGTTGGATTCCTATTTCGATCAGAAAGCCAAGATTGATGAACTGAAAACCGCAAAGGCTAAAGCCACCCATTGGAACCGGTATCTGAACACCCTGAAAGAATACGAAGATCAATATTCCATGAACCCTGATTCTGAATATCCTGAAGTTCTGGAACAGGTCAAAGGTGAACTTGACAAACTTGATCTGTCCACATCTGTTCCACCGCCTGAAGCCTAA